GAGTTCTAGCGCTCAAAGCCTTGCCTCTCAAAACTCATGTCCCCCATGGCCGAAGGCAGGAGCAAGAGTGGCAGACGAGCTGGAAAGCTTGGGTCTTACGGAAGAAAGCGCTCCTGCTACTGCTGAATGGTTTGGCAGGCTGGATAAGCTTCAGCAACAATTAGAGAGGTCTTATGCCAGGTCTTGAGTTCATTAAGGATAACTTTGCACTTATAATAACGATTATTCAATTCGCAGTCGGCGCCGTTATGGTTTACTTATCGCAAAAATTCGCAGCTAAAGCGGATGTTGAGAAAGTAAAATCAAAAGTAAATGCGATGGAAAATAGTATACAACACCTGGAGGAGGCTCTTAAGCATCTTCCTGATATGGAGACCTGTAACAAACTCACCAATAAAATCGTACATTTGGATGCCAGAATAACGTCAGTTGATCGCTCTTTAGATGAGCGGTCAAGACATTTGGAAAAGCTGGATAATAGGATGCAGCGACAAATAGAGCTTCAGGCTGAATTCTTGAGACGCATTAAGATATTGCCGGGAGTTTCTGATGAGTAGTTTTGAGGAACATCTTGCTGAAGACCGTCGTCTGGTTATTTTAAGAACTTTGAGGGAAACGCATGGTTCTGCCAATGACAGCGTTTTGCATAGCGCAGTTTCTTTTATGGGTCATAGGATAAGCCGTGAACAGGTGCGTGATGACATGCGTTTTCTTCTCAACCATGGCCTGATTACTGATGAGTGGGTTGGCGATGTTTGGGTTGCAAAGCTGACCCGCCGGGGATCTGAGGTCGCGCAAGGTACGCTCCATATACAAGGTATAAAACGCCCTTCAATCGGTATTTAAGGAGGGTTAAAATGCCAAGACGCTCAACCATCGAAAAGCTTCCAAAAGAAGTCAAAGACAAGATTGCCAAATTGCGCAATGGTGGCCGCACCATTGATGAAATCATGGAAGTCCTCGACACTTTGGACTTGAAGGAGGATGTCTCCAGGTCGTCGCTTGGAAGGTATCTGAAGCGTCAGGAGCAGCTCACAGAAAAAATCAGACAATCCCGCCTTCTGGCCAATGCCGTGGCGCGTGATTTCGGAGACAAGGAAACCTCCCGGGTCACACAAGCTAATATTGAGCTGATGCATTCCATCCTTCTTAAAATCATGCTTGATAATGAGGGTGATGGAGAGGCTGGCGGAAGCATTGCCGGTAAAATCGATGCCAAAGAAGGGATGTTCCTGGCAAGCGCAATTGAAAAACTTGTTAAAGCCTCAAAACTTGATACCGATCGCGAGGTTAAAATCCGAGAAGAAGAGCGTCGCTTGGCAACTGAAAATGCCGCAGACCAAGCTGAGGCCGCAGCCAAAGCGCAAGGTTTGTCAGAAGATACTATTAACGCAATTAAAGAAAAGATACTGGGGGTATAAGCATATGGACGTGCCCGCAGCACAGAATTTGCCTGAGAATATTAGTAAGGCTGGCTTACCTGATATTTTCATCGGTTATCAAAAAAAGCTGATGGCCGCATCAGCAGCTCATTCTGTTATATTTGTTGAAAAGTCACGTCGTATAGGTGCCACCTGGGGAATTGGCGCGGATGCCGTTTTAACGGCGGCTGCCAATAAGTCAGCTGGTGGGCAAAAGGTTTTTTATATCGGTTTTAACCTTGATATGACCAGGGAATTTATAGATGTGTGTGGATCCTGGGCGCGCGCATTTTCACACGCGGCCAGTGATGTCGAAGAGTTTATGTTCAAAGATCAGGATAAGGACGGTAATAATAAAGATATTCAGGCCTTCCGGATCAAATTTGATAGCGGTTTTGAGATTGTAGCACTGACATCACGTCCCCGCTCCTTGCGTGGACGCCAAGGTTATATCCTCATTGATGAGGCGGCGTTCCATGATGATCTGGAAGAGCTGATGAAGGCCGCTCTTGCAATGCTCATCTGGGGCGGTAAGGTCCTTGTGATATCAACTCACAACGGAGTTGATAATCCCTTCAATCAATACATCCAGGACGCCCGTGCAGGCAGGAATAATTACCATGTTCTAAAGATTGATTTGGATGATGCCTTAAAAGACGGGCTTTACAAGCGGATATGTTATGTACAGGGCATAGAATGGAGCCAAGAAGAAGAGTATGCGTGGCGGCAGGACATTGTTGATTTTTATGGTACCGGCGCTGATGAAGAACTCTTCTGCGTTCCCAAACGCTCATCCGGAGCGTTCCTGTCCGGTATGCTGGTCGAAGCCTGTATGGAGCCGCGCCCGGTTGTCCGCTTTGAGGCTAATGATGATTTTGTTCATAAGGCCGAATATGTCCGCGAGCAGATTGTAAATGACTGGTGCGCAGAAAATCTTAAACCACTACTAGATGAGCTAAGACCTAATCTACGTTCTTATTTTGGGGAAGACTTTGGACGTTCCGGAGACTTGACACCGCTCCATATAATTCAGGTTGAGAAGAATCTACAGCGCAATACCCCTTTTACGGTTGAATTGCGGAATGTTCCATTTAGCCAACAAAGGCAAATCATCTGGTATATTCTTGACCGTCTGCCGCTGCTTTCTGGTGCGGCCTTTGATGCGCGAGGTAATGGCCAACAAATTGCCGAAGAGACCGTGCAACGCTATGGTCAAAATATTGTTCATGCTGTAATGACTGGCCCCGCGTGGTATAGCGAGGCTTTCCCGAAATACAAGGCGGCTTTAGAAGACCGCATGATGATACTTCCGCAAGATGCCGATATTCTGGCAGATCACCGCGTTGCCGTTTTACAGGCTGGAATACCTCGCATCCCTGATAAGAGAACAAAAGGCGAAGATGGCGGTAAGCGACACGGAGATGCACTTGTTGCCGCAGCAATGGCTTATTGGGCTTCCTTGCAGGAATATAGCGAGTATGGCTATTCGCCTGCAAATGGCGCGGCCCGCCGAACATCTAGCCTGAGGCCAAATGAGCCAGATCCAGATTATGGCTACAGCCGTTCAAACACACTTCATTCAACAAAGGGAGCCTGGTAAATGCTGGTCGATCAATATGGCAAACCTCTAAAAAAACAAACGCTTTTGGAAGAAAAGGCTCGGCCAAATGTGATGAGCGTTCGCTCACCATTTTCCGGCAGTGTAACTCACGGCATGAATCCGTCTCGCCTGGCCGGGATAATATCCCGTGCTGACAGAGGCGACATCGGAGCCTATTTGAGTTTGGCAGAAGAGGTTGAAGAAAAAGACCCTCACTATCTGGCTGTAATAGGCACACGAAAGCGCGCCGTATCCCAGCTGGAAATAACAGTTGAGCCTGCAAGCGATGACAAGGAAGATATTATCAATGCTGAGTTGGTTCAGGATTGGCTCGACCGTGACCAGCTTGAGGGGGAAATATTCAATATTCTGGACGCCATAGGCAAAGGGTTTTCTGTCACAGAAATCATTTGGGATATGTCAGAGTCACAATGGATGCCAAAAGACATTGTTTGGCGCGACCCCAGATGGTTCCGTTTTGACCATGAAACCGGTCAAGACTTATACTTACGCGACCGTGATGGCCTTCAGCCCCTCCAGCCTTATAAATTCATTGTTCATAAACACCAGGCTAAATCAGGACTTCCTGCGCGTGGCGGCCTGATCCGCCCTTGTGCCTGGATGTGGCTGTTCAAAAACTTCTCAATCAAAGACTGGGTAATATTTTCAGAAGCATATTCCCAGCCGATCCGCCTTGGAAAATATGGGGCCGGCACCAGTGAAGATGATCGCGATATTCTGATGAGGGCTGTTGCCAATATCGGCTCAGATGCTGCGGCCATCATCCCGGAGTCAATGCAACTCGAATTTATTGAAGCCACTCAAAAAAGCGCAACAGCAGAAGGTTTCGAGCGCTTTTCAAAATTTGCAGATCTTCAGATGTCAAAAGCTGTGCTTGGCCAAACCACTACAACTGACGCAGTATCTGGCGGGCACGCCGTATCCAAAGAGCATAATGAAGTGCGCGAGGATATTGAACGCGCAGATGCCAAACAGCTTGCCCCCAGCTTAAATGAGCAACTTGTTGTGCCAATCGTAACTCTAAACCG